TTCGGTTAGTTGGGTCGCTTACAGAATTACCTATTCTGTGTGTTACCAATTTCACATTTACTTACACCCTATCCGAGCGCACATCGCCCCACCAGGTATCTTCAGAGATAGGACCGTTAAACAGAAGTTCCGTTTCTGATGTATCTTCATTTTGGATAAAGTTCCAGAATTTCTTCATTCGGTTTTTTCCTCCTTTTTTGGATTTGCAAATGCACCTGCATCAGCAAGTTTTGTAAAGCTGCCATTTACAAGATACAGATTACCTCCATCTTCATCAGAAAGCATATTCATATCTTCAAGTTCTCGGATGTCATTTGCCGACATCCAGCCGTTTTGTCTTGCGGTAGCATAGCCTTGCATACGGGAAGCATAATCACCACGCAGAAGTCCGTCCACATTGAACTTCACGAAATACTGCCCCTTTTCAGAATCAGAAAGAAGTGCTTTTTGTAAGGACTGCTCCCAGCGAACGATCCAAGGGTCAAGGCTGTATTTCACGAAATCAAGGGATAAATGCTCTACGTTACTGAATGTTGCGTGGTCAAGGTCACCGATCATATGAAGCGGCACTCTGTACATTCTTGCAATTTCCTCAATCTGAAATTTTCTGGTTTCCAGAAATTGTGCTTCATTATTCGGAATTGCAATGGGTGTGAACTTCATGCCCTCCTCTAAAACTGCGACCTTGTGAGCGTTTCTTCCGCCATAGGCTCTTTGCCAAGCATCACGCACACGCTCCGGATTTTTGATCACTCCGGGGTGTTCTAACACGCCACTTGGTGAAGCACCATTTCCGAAAAACGATGCCCCATATTCCTCACAGGCAATAGAAATGCCGATTGCATTTTTCGCAAGTGCAATCGGCGAATATCCAACCAGTCCGTCAAATCCTAAACCCGGAATGTGCAGGACTTCATCAGCATAAAGAACGATGTCGCCCTGTTCTTTCAGATTCGGATTTGCCTCATCGTAACGGCTGTAAATATATATCAGGCGGTTTTTCTCATCGCGGTCAACCTTCATTTTGTCAGGCATCAGAGGATACAATCCTAAAACATCACCTCTGCCATTTCGGATAATCTGTGCATAGGCATTGCCGTAAATCAGCAGGTGGGACATCAAGGTTTCTCGGAAAACAAAAGAGGTCATTTCAGGATTTGGTTGATCGTGGAGCAAAAAGTAAAGCGGGTGCTGTGGCACTCGCTCTTTTCCCTTATCGTTGTATTTGTACACATGAAGCGGCAGCTGTGCAATTGCTTCTGACAGCACTCTCACGCAGGCATAAACCGCAATATGCTGTAGGGCGGTTCTGTCGGTGACTCTTTTTCCTGCATTACTTCTGCCGAAAAAATATGTGTAGGACGGGCTGTCATAGCTGTTTTGAGGCTTATCTCTGGACTTGAAGAGTCCGCTGAAAATTCCCATAAAATCACGTCCTTTCTTGACTTTTCGTATATGGGTGTGGTATAATATGTGAAACTAAGTGTAGGGCATCTGCCTTACAAATCGGAATTTGACAGTCAGGAGGTCAATTTATGTGGTATGATAAATTGATACAGAATAATTCTTTAAAACAACTGTATAGAGATGTTCCAGCGTTGAAAGATGTTGAAATAAATAAAATCTCCTTGAAAAGAGATGGTGAGGAAGTATCTATCATTTTCGAACTACCAATTTATCCAGATAACCCGCCTGCGAAGTGGAATGACTGCAATACTGTTTCGGTTGAAATATCATTTTCTGTTATATCAGAGTTTGAATTGGCACTAAAGGAAGGCTATATGCATGGAAATATCAACATTTCTTCCCAAGATGGTAATTTGAAAATAAATATTTCAGGAAATTTAAAATGCTCTTTCGTAGCTGAAACAGCAATCATTCAAAGATTTAGTGCTTATCTAAAGGAAAATATAGACACATAAATTCCAGTTTGCAAAGATAATCAAACCTATAACACCAGCATCTCCCTCGTATCATAAACCGATTCATCAGACACACATCCACAGCGAATTGCACGGTCAAGAGCCATGATCATGGCAACTGCACCGTCGATCTTCTCTGTGGATTTTTCTTTATCCGGCTTGATATTTCCGGCAGGGTCACGGCGAATAAAAATATTATCCATCATCCAACGGAGGACAGGATGTCCGTTGTGGGCAAGCGTCTGTTCCAGAGTAAGCTTCATCAGTTCTTTGGTCGGTGGTGACATATCTTTGTAACCCTGCCCGAACTGCACCATCGTAAAACCAAGCCCCTCCAGATTCTGTGACATCTGCACCGCACCCCAACGGTCAAATGCAATTTCTTTGATGTGAAATTTCTGCCCCAGTTCATCGATGAAATTCTCAATAAAGCCATAGTGAACCACATTTCCCTCAGTGGTTTTCAAGTAGCCTTGCCGTTCCCATACATCATATGGAACATGGTCACGTCTTACTCTGAGTGGCAGTGTTTCTTCCGGCAGCCAGAAGTAAGGCAGAACATAATAATGTTCATCATCTTCAGTAGGTGGAAAGACAAGCACGAAAGCTGTAATATCCGTTGTACTGGAAAGGTCAAGCCCACCGTAGCAGATACGACCTGCAAGCATCTCTTCATCAAAAGCGACCTTGCATTTGTCCCACTTTTCCATCGGCATCCAACGCACCGCTTGTTTTACCCATTGATTCAAACGCAGTTGTCGAAAAGCATTTTCTTCACCGGGAGTTTCCTTTGCAGAATTACACGCAGCCACCACCTTATCCATTCCGATGGTCTTATCGAGTGACGGATTTGCTTTTTTCCAAACCTTCGGATCAGTCCAGTCCTCAGATTCATCTGCACCGTAAATGACCGGATAGAAAGTAGGGTCATGTTTTCTGCCTTCTAAAATGTCCTTTGCTTTCTGGTGAACTTCATAGCAAATAGAATTTGTGTCCGTTCCGGCTGTGGTAATCAGGAAATACAAAGGCTGCATTCTGGCATCGCCGGAGCCTTTGGTCATAACATCGAACAGCTTTCTGTTCGGCTGCGTATGCAGTTCATCAAACACAACTCCGTGAATGTTGAAACCATGCTTGGAATAGGCTTCTGCCGAAAGCACCTGATAGAAACTGTTGGTCGGGATGTACACGATACGCTTTTGTGAGGTCAGGATTTTCACCCGCTTGGAAAGGGCAGGGCACATTCGTACCATATCCGCTGCTACGTCAAATACAATGGCAGCCTGTTGTCGGTCGGCAGCACAGCCGTAGACTTCGGCACGTTCTTCGCCGTCACCGCAAGTTAATAGCAGAGCAACGGCAGCAGCAAGCTCTGATTTGCCATTCTTCTTGGGAATTTCAATGTAAGCCGTGTTGAATTGCCGATAGCCGTTCGGTTTTAAGATTCCAAACAGGTCACGGATAATTTGTTCCTGCCAGTCCAGCAGTTCAAATTTCTTTCCTGCCCAGGTGCCTTTGGTGTGGCTGAGGCACTCAATAAAAGAGACGGCATAGTCTGCCGCCTTTTTATTGTATTTGGAATCTTCTGCCATAAAGCGTGTCGGTCTGAATCTTGCCATTGCATCACCTCCTAACAAAAAAGACCTGCCAAAAAGCAAGTCTGTATCATTTATTTTAACGCCCTCAAGGGGCAGTTTTGTAATCGAGATTCCATTCCCATTGTAACCATATTACCATACAAAAGCAAGCATAGCAAGCGGCTAAACAGACAGAAAAAACGTAGAAATTTCGCCGTTTTCTTGTGTAAGATACACCAATAGAAATTTTTCCGGTACGACCGCCAGAGCCTTTCGGCTCCGGCTTTTTTGTGTGAAATTTTGTTTGGTTTAGTTGTACTGTTTCAGCAGGATTGCCAGTGCAGTTTCAGTTTCCTTATCCTCCGGCGGAATATCCATGCCCCGGTCGAAATTGAACACCGTTTTGCCATTCCGCCGCAGGGAGATTTTCGAAGCTCTGCCTTCCTCATATCCAAAAGTGGAAGGCTCCTCATAGTGTTTCACCCAGTAGTGAAATACGCTTGCTCCAACCCGAATCGTTCCTTCTGTCCACATTGTTTTTTCCTCCGGTTTTCGTTGTTTTTGCCTTTCGGCATGATGTATATTACCATAAACCAAAGGAGAAGTCAACGAAATTTCCGGCATATTCTGCACAAAGATGAAAGCAGAAAATTGTGTATGATACCAACCAAAAAAGCAAGCCCCACGTTGCCCTGTGTGGGGCATTTGTGGGAAAGGGAAAACCACTCGGAGGAAACAAAACTACGCCGGACAGGGCAACACAGCGGCTGTACGAGCCGCAGCCCCTTTCGGGGCTTTGGTCTTGGATTGTGGGTTTTGGGTTACCGTCCGGTCTGGCACTCCCATTCAAATTCGCAGGCGTTTTCGTACTCCTCATCGAAAAGGGCATCGTCATCGATGTAGTCCTCTTTGAAGTCGATTCTGTCGATTTCCTCAAAGGTCGTTCCGTTTTCCTCGGCATCTGCCTTTGCAAGGCTTTCTGCGTTTTCCTCAACCCATGCGGTGAACTCCTCGTTGTCCATCCTGTCCTCGTTTTCAATCTCCAGTTCGTATTCGTAGCCCGCATCGAACCAGGTGATGACCGCCTTTGTGATTTCGGTTCTTTCGTTCCAGTCCGTTCTGTTTGCCATTGCTCTTGCCTTTGCGATTCCGTATGCTACCATTGTGTTTTTCCTCCAAATTTCGTGGTTTTTCCCTTTCGGTAACTGTATATTACCATACCTTTCGGCGTATAGCAAGCGGCTAAATGTACAGAACATAAGGCGATATTTCCGCTGTATATTTGGTGGATCTGACACTGGATAAACTTGCTTTTCTATGGTAAAATACAGTACAATGGAAAAGGCATCTCGGAAAATTGCAGCCACCAACCAAGCCCCGCACAGTTCGCCTGTGTGGGGCTGGTTTTGACTTTGGGCAGTTTTTCGGCAAGTGCTCTGAAAGCCCACACAGGGCAAACAGGGCGGTTACATGGGGAACTTTCGGTGCATTACAGACAGGATTTTCTCCCGTTCCTCCGTGGAAACGCCGATGCTTTCCAGAGCCTGCCGAATGCCGCAGTCTGGGCAAATGGGCGTTTGGTTGTCCGTTCTGGAAAGTGCCGACACACCGGAGTAGAGTTTTCCGCAAAGTGGGCAGACTGCCGAAACTGACTTATCCGTTTTCATGGTGGTACACCTCCCGTTCGCTGATGTCCATGGCTTTCCGCAGGTGTTTCAGGTCAAAGCCGAACTGACGGTATCCGTCCACACAGGTGCGGATGTAGGCAGAAGTGGGAATGCCCAGTTTTCGTTCCTCGTGCATGATGTACACAAAGGCGGTCAGCTTTTTCCCGGTTTCTGCAAGGGGAAGTTCCAGTTCCGTTTTGTAGTAGAAATGGGGATACCCCTCATAGCGGTCGAGGGCAAGTTCATCTCGTTCCGACATCGACCAGACTGCCGCCGGAACGGTACAGCCCTGCTTGGGTTCGATGGTCAGATAGGAACCGGTCTTACTGCCCTTGAACAGCAGCTGGTAATTTGGAATCTCCGCAGTCCCCACAATTCTGGCATCCGGGCAGCGGAACTGCATCTGTTCCACGTTCAGATTGCTGCCGTAGGCAAGGTAAAACTTTTTCATGCAATCAAATCCTTTCTGAAAGGGATACCCTTTCACCACCATAAGACCGCCGAAGCGGTCTGGTGTAGCTGGTAGCAAAAGGCTGTCTCTTTATCTGCCGAACCGGAAGGCGGCATCGCCGTCCAAGTTTCTGGTGAGGAACGTTCTGGCGGTGGCGAACTCCTCGCCAACCAGACCCAATCGAATCAGCCATGTTCGCATGGCGAATTTCGGATTTTCCGTTTGCTGTGGCTTTGGACTTGCTGTTTTCAGTTCCTTTGCCATTTCGGAAAGGGCAAGGCAAAGCTGAATGTAGCTTTTCAATTGCCCAGCATGGAGTCCATTTTTCTTTTCAGCTGTAGGCTTGTCAAACTGGAAAAGTCTGAATTCGATTGTTCCCTTTGTAAAAGTTGCGTGATAGTTCAGCATATGGTATCGGCTGTCATTGTAGTGCTGATTTCTGCCGTAATTTGCACCGTTTGTCGTATACCAGATGTCTGCAAACTGTGCCATGTTGGTGGGCTTTTTCCGGTTCAGCTGTTCGATGAATTGGGGATTGACCGTTCTGCAATATCGGTTCATTCTGCCTTGGTCGATTTTCAGGGCATCTGCAATCAGCCGTTCGTGGCTCGCCATAAGGTTGGCGAGGTTTCGCAGAGTTTGTGGTGTGTGTCCGTTGGCACCGATGTGAATGTGAACCCCGGCTCCGATGCCTGCATGGCTGATTGCTCCGGCTTTGCGAAGCTTTCTTACCAGTTCCTGCAAGGTTTCAATGTCCTCGTATTTCAGAATCGGCGTGACCAGTTCGCACTTTTCGGCATCGCATCCTGCAATGCTGACGTCTTTCTGGAATTTCCATTCTCTGCCCTGTGCATCCCAAGCCGACCAAGTGCTGTAGCCGTTTCGGCTGGCGGTGTATTCGTATCTGCCTGTGCCGAAATGGTCGGCGGCAAGCTTTGCAGCTCGCTCTCTGGTGATGTGGTTCATCTCAATCTCCACGCCAATGGTCTGCTTTTTCAGGTTTTCAATCTGTCTTTCTGTTTTAGCGTTCATAATGTTTTCCTCCGTAATTTCGGGCTTTTTTTCCTTTCGTTGTAACCATATTAACTCTAAACGGAGGAGATAGCAAGCGGCTAAATCTACAGAAAATGAGGTCAAAAGATTGTGTAGAATACACGCTTGCAATCCTTGCGATTGTATGGTAACATACCGTACAATGGAGGAGGTGCCGCCTTATTTTTTCGCCTCGGATACGGTCTGGAAACTGTCGATTTCGGGAATCAGAGCAAGGGAAGAACCGTTCTCCCACCGCATATGAATAGAACCCGCATCGTCAATGTGCGTGACCTCGCCGACTGTTCCGGGAAGAATCGGATATGTTTCATTTCGCATAGAAAGCAGCTGTAATTTTGTTCCTTTTGGATACTGCTTTCGGAGTTGTTCCAGATACGATTCACTCGGAAACTGCATCAGTATCACCAACCTTTCTGAATGCGGAATTGCCGGACAGATGCCGGAGAATGACCTTTCTTGCCGCCTTGAATTCTGCTCCCACCATTCCTAGACGAATCAGGAAACACCGCATGGTGTACTTGGGATTGTCGGAGGTGTCCGGCTTGCGGTTGATGCGGCTCTGGTTCTTTGCAAATTCGCAGAGCATGGAAATGAAGGTGCAGTAGGCATCTGCATCACCATCCTGTTCGACCGTGAACCACGGGAATTCCACCTTTTCATCCGATGGAATGATGTCCAGCGAATCCGTTTGAAAAGCTGCCTGAAAAAGGGAAGCCTTGTTTTCGCAGATCTGTCGGAGATTGCCCAGTGTATGCTCATCGAAAAAATCTGCCGGCATCTGAACTGTCAATTTTGTGGATTCCGGTTCTGTTGTGTCCGGAACAGCATAGCCCCGACTTGCCAGTTCGGCAAGAAGCCGTTCTGTTTCCTTATGGTCGGCTTGGTCACTGATTTCCAGATCACCTGCTTTGGTAACAGTGTAGCATTCCCCGATTTGGTAGGCACAGGTGGGCATGAATTGATATACTGCCGGAATGCCGATAATCTCACTGATGGCTTTCACCAGTTCCTTTCGATTTTGACTGTGATAAGTAATGGTCATGTGAAAAACTCCTTTCTTTCGGCGTTTTTGCTTTCGCCATGACACATATTAACTCTGTTTCCCACAGATAGCAACTGTGAGATGTGTAGAATGTTTCGGCTGTCATTTGTAACAGATCACAAATCTGCCCAGACGATTCCGGCAAGCACAAAAACAGCAACATTCAGACAGATGCCATTCCCCCAAAGGCGGTACTCTGCTGCATCACGATATGGATCTTGCAGCCATTTCTGTACCATCTTTCGACTTTTGGGACGGCTCTCCGGTTTTACCGCTTTTCGGTATTCTTCAAAAATCATCGTCCATCGGTCGATTTCTTCTTCTGTAGGATTTTCCGATGCCAGGTCACTGCACCATTGATCCGGAAATCCCTGCAGTCTTGCACATTCCTGCGGTGTCAGTCTGCGAACCGCATAACCGCTGGAAACGATACTGGGGTCTTTATGGTCTCGTGCCAGCAGTGTAGGGGTCGTTTCCAGAAATGCACTGCTGAAATTTCCCGTAGAAGCAGCATACACTGCATGATGGTCGGTAGCATTCAAAGTGAAAGCGACCTCTTTGTTGACACCGCCGCCCTGCGGTCCGTTTTGGTCAGACCGACCGACCATTGAACCCTGCAAAGCATAACTTTCCAGAACAGCAATACCGCCTTGATTTTTTGCTGGTGACTGGTCGCTGGTGTCCAAAGTACGGGCAGTGTCTGCCTCATAAATGCCGCTGTGCGGATTACCGGAAAGCATGGCATTGCTGGAAAAGGAACTGATGCCGTATGCTTTCGGCTGAAATACAGTCTGGTCATTGTTGCAGGACAGCGTAGCAGATTTGTTTTCCTGTATCAGACTGCCTTTTCCACCGCCGGCTTTTCCGCAGCGAATCTTCAA